TAAATTATAAAGGACATTGCACATTCACCATATTCTCTTCTAACTGGTAATTGTAGAATTGGCCCCCAAGGACTATATGGCGCAGTACTAAATGATCTTTGAGGTAAAGTCACCGATTCTGGATAGCACGATAAACTATTTAATTTACCATCTACCATCTCGACTATATATTTTCCGGGTTGCTGAATTCCTTTTCTTGCAATTACAGCATTTCTGAATTCAGTAATACTTTTTGCTTGATAATCTGCAAGATTAATATTTGACATTTTAGAATAGATCCTGTTCTGTTAAAATTTTGAATATTATTCCCTTTTCGGTGCAATAATTTTTTGCTGCTTCCCACTTTGCAGTATTTATTGCATATGTCATATTTTCCATTAATATTGTTTTTTTGTGTTTTTTATTGTGTTCTGGTTGTTTTGTTTGCTTTAGGGGTTTTATTTCTATTAACATAGTTTCAACTATTCCGTCTTTGTTTTTTGCTTCTATAAGGAAATCTGGAATATAAAAATGGACTTTATTGTCCATCGGAGAAACATAAGGTATTCGTATTGCCTCAAATGCCCATCTTACTATATTTTTGTTGCTATCCAGATACTTACAAAATCTTCTTTCCCAGAGAGAACGGCATAAAATTGAATTAATATTACCTATATATTTTGTGGGATTATTAGGTATGTATTTAGTCTTATATGCCATATTAAATATATAGGAGCAACAATGCCAGGATTAGAAGCACTTTTTTCTTCAACTAAGATATTCCCAACCTCCCCAGAGGATCAAAGTAAGATCCCTTTGTGGTTAAAATTCTTTTGTTATGACTACACGGATAATTCTTTACTAAGGACATCTGCTAGTCTTGGAATAGGTCCAATGTTGAAATGCATTATGTTACCAGCACCCAAAGAATTTGTTACAAAGACAGACAATATTTACGATACAGGTATAACTCCCGTTAATGTTACCCAAGCAGATCCACAGAGCTATTCTAACGATTCTGGTAAAGTTATGGCAAATTATGCAGCTGCAATTGCAGATAAGACGGAACAATTTTTATCTGCACCTACTTGGGCTGCAGAAAGTATAGGAATCGGGGCAAAAATTGATATGGATATGTCTGATACCAAATTCAGAGGAACCAATAAAAGAGTCTATGGATTTAAAATAATTCTAGCAGCAAGAAGTACAGAAGATTCAAATGCTGCATCAGAAATATGCGAAATATTTGAATCATTTTCCTTACCACAAGCAAGAAATGGATTATTTTCACGGTTTGTGTGTCATCCGCCTTTATGGTTGTTTGGTATAGGGCCAGGTCAAAACGCAAACATAGATCGTCAGTGGTCAGGTCAACCACAATTATCCGTTCTTGATCAAATCACCGTCAGTAAGTCTGGATTTCAAGATTCTTATGGTATTGCTGATGAAAATGGGGAAATAAAACCACTAGCACAAACAATTAATATGACATTTGTTGAATTAGAACCTGCTTTACGCAGTTCTTTGATACAGAGTAGTACTATAGTAAACAGATCAACCTCCTTCTGGACATTTGGCGGCGCCGGACAAGATATTGCCAATATTGCTGGTGAGATTCTTAGATAAAAATAGGAAATATAATGTACTTCGACTATTTTCCAACACTTGAATATAAATTTCAAAACGGTAATACTTTAGAATTGGTTGATATTTTTCGAAAAGTATCATTTACTCAAACCACGTTAACAAATGATTCTATTTTTGACACTTACTATTTAACAAACGGTACAAATCCAGAAATTACATCTTTTAATTTGTATAGTAGCAGTGAATATTCGTGGATGTTATTTGCATCAAATAGAATATTAAATCCCCATACAGATTGGCCGAGAGAATATACGTCCTTTCTTACTGAATTAAATTCAAAATATAATGGAACTGCATATTACATATGCAGAATACCGGACTTACTTCCCGGTGATGTAATGATCAAAATAACAAAAGCTTCTTGCTCTGCCACAACTGCTAATGAAGTTTATACTAATTGTGTTTTTTCTTACGAAACTACAATAGTCACTTATAAAATAATAAAAGAATGGAATCAGAAATTTAGATATTTGGTAGGGGTTGGTGGAGGAAGTGGTTCTTTTTCTGTAAATGATACATTTGCTGTTCTTAGAAAAGATTCGAATGGTGATTATAACCCAGTAAATTTCAGAATACCTGATCCCACCGCAACTTACACAACTAAAGTTACTGGCCCTGATGGTTTTACAAATATAACAATTGATGGTAAAGAATTTACTATTTTTAGAATTGCAAAAATAGATGAAGAAAAAAATGCAGTAGTTCAGTTTATGAATAATGGTGCAGTAGAATCGCCCTACAGAAAAGTCAGTTCAGTTAATACTACGGGATCTCTTACTGTATATTATTCAAATTCTAATACTAATATTAATAGTTACCAATCCACTACTCCTGTAGTTGAAAATACAGATGATTTTTCTGGTACTGTTTTAGATGCATATGTTCGTGGTGTAGTACCTTCAATAGTAACAGCAAAAACTCCATTAACTCTTCAATTGGAAGAAAACGAAAAGAAGTATTCTGTTAGGGCATTAAAACCTAGATTCCTTTCCGGTGCAATTGGTTTATTTGAAAAAGCGATAAATAGTAATCAAGGAAGAGTTCTTTCCATAGAACTAAATGTATAATGCCTGAACAAAATATTGAATCTTTATCATCCGGTTCTCGTACCCCATCTTTTTTAGTCGGTGTAACTATAGAAAGAAAAGACGGAAAGGGAATTTTTGATTTGTTTTCAAATCAAAGTATGGGAAAAGGAAATGAACTATTAACTGAAATTAAAATAGTTCAAAGTATTTTTAATCCCTATATTTCTGGTTATATTGAATTATATGATAAAGGCGATTGGGTAGGCGAACTGAATATAACTGGTTTTGAAACAATAACATTGAAATTTGGTGCAGATGCAGAATCTCAAAAAATCAAAGAAGTAAAAGCAAGAATTTACGAAATAAAACTAATAAATGATTTAGCTCGTTCTCCTAAAATAAATGTTATTGAAAAAGCAAATTTATATAGATTAGAGTTTATATCTGAACAGATATTTGATTCTCAATTTACAGAAAATTTCCTAAAGAATAAAGATTTCGTTGGAGTAATTTCCAAATCAACAGAATCGAATTCTAGGATCAAAGGATTGATAAATGAAATTTCAGATAAGTATAATCTAAAACCAATAGAAATTCAAGAAACACAAAACGGTGTTTGGATTAAAAAAGATGAAATATCAATTTCGGTCAGTAATGAAAAAGGACAATTTGAAATTGTACATCTATTAAATTATGTTACAAATTATGCCATTTCTCCCGAAAATCCATATGCTGTTAATTTCTTCTTTTGGCAAGATACAGATGGTTGGCATTTTAAATCGATAGAAAAATTAATAAATGAACAAAAAGATAAAAGTGATGACGAACTAACTTACTTTGTTCTTGGAACAGAAGACGAAGTAGATCCAAAAAGAGTAAGATCGATGGTTGTCAACAACCAATACAATTCTTTAAGTCTACTAAACGATAAAACACTTACTAGTTTTTACAAAAAAATAGAACCAGACTTTACCAATCCATACTCTGATTTTTTGAGTTCTTCTGATGGGTTTACCTATAGTATTATAGATTATGACTATCATCGGGATTTCAATAAAATATCTCATATAGAATCTAATAAATTAGTGTCAGAGTCATTGAACACCAAATTATCAGATCTAGATGTGTCTAGTTCGAACAGCCGTATATACGATGATCTTAGTTCGTTCTATGACTTTAAAAAATATAATACTCCATTTCAGCACTGGACGCAACAATCTGCCGAGCGTGGGTTTGGCGCACGACCAGAACAAACAGCAACAATTTGGTGGGATTATCTAGGAAGAACTGCCGATTCTAGATGGTCAAATGTATCATGGCAATCTCAATTTGATATATGTGATTTGGATTTCTTAAAGTTCAATGACATATACACTAAGATAAGAGAACCATTAAAGATTAAACGTGAACTATTCAGTCACAAAAAGAATATAAAAAGAAAATGGGAAGCGTATAGATGTGCAGTATGTTGTCTTGGATCTTCTAATTATGGGGGAACTGGTGATATTAAATTACTGAATGAATTCCGAGATACGAGTGGAATTACTTTTAATATTTTATTTGGTGCTACTGGTATATTTTCTGACGTTGGTACTGAGTATAAAATTGCTGCAGCAGGATCATTTACTGATGTTGTTAACTATGATATCAGAGATACTAAGAGTGAAAATGGTCTGACTCTTTCTTATGATTTTACAAAAGAACCATATAATAAAACTATTGGTGAATTCTATAATATTAAAGAAGAGATACCGAATTTTGTCAAGTATTCATTAGAACAAAGTATTGCTCTGTACGATCAAGCAATTTCATTTTACGATAAGAGAATACAAATAATTCAATCGTTCTTAGATAATGCAGATGATTATATTTCTTCTGCAAACTCTTACATTTCACAGAACACAAAGAACAGTGAAGGGACTAGTGCGCCAATCGATCCGACAACCGGCCCAACCCTTCAAACTACATGGAACGGTCCAAAGGAATTTCCATTTAATCCTGAACCACCTGTATTTTATGCTCCTTGGATGAATGGAACGCCGTTCCCATATAGACAACTACGAGAAGGAACTTCTCTTTCAGCATTTAATTATGTTGATGGTTTGGAATATGTTTATGATGATAACCTTAAAATTATTGATATAAAAAATAAACCAACCAAACCAATACCTGATTTTGTTAGTAGATGCTCTAAAGACAAATATATGCCAGGAAAGGCACATATTGTAAGAAATTTAGATACCTTTAGACTCACAAACTACGGATCAACTACAAATCAAACATCTGATCAAGTTTTCTTTATAGAACCATTAAAATATAATATTTCAACTAGTGGTATTTTAGAAGGGTTATATTACAATCAAATGAGTAATGATCCTTATTCTGTACCAGATGGAATAGAATCACAATATGAGGAAGCATCTAATAGTTTGAGACAATGCATTGACGACGGAAACTGTTTCAATACATTATGTTTTGAACCGCTGATAATAGAAATTCAAAAACGAATAGGTGAGCAGGAAATACAAATTGTAAAATTTGAAAGAGAGTTATACGTTTATCTCAGAGATCTTGCACAAAATACCTTTATACCAAAATGGAAAGAAATGTATTCTGAGTGGTGGAACAGAAAAGCATTCTTTATTTCCAAACCAGTTGGAACTAGTATTTTTACTGGAATAACTGGTGGAAGACAAAATAAATTAATTCAACCACTTTCCTTACAAAACATAAAATCAATAAAAAGAAAAGAAATAAAGGGAAGCAGATATGAAATTCTAGCAAAGTCTAAATTGGGTATAACTGGTGCTTCGGCTGGCCAGTGGTTATATGATATTTACTTTGCAAATAATGCAGAAAATAATCCAAATGAATATAAACCAGAAAACGGAAAAACATGGTGGGAACAAGATAATAATCACCCATATTATAGTCAGGGATATGACACACGATATGGTAAATCTGCATTTGTTACAAAAAGAAAATTAAATAATTGGTATGAATATTATGATGCAAATCCTTTAAATAATAAACCATGGCAGACTAATGATGTTCTACCACTAAGCAATAGACAACAAAAACAAACTGCCTTTGTTATAGCAACAGAAGAACAAATACAAGATTTGGATTTAAATATCAGTAATTTAGGATATGCATTAACTCATTTAGAATCTATGCAACCTATAGTTGAAGATTATTTTATAAATGCATTTAATATTTTTGATGAAAATATATCCGAAAAGAAACCACCTAATATAAAAAAGGAAGAACTAAGTTCATATGTAAGAATAGAATTTATCAGTCCATTAGGGTTAGATCGAATTGCTGATTTCCCTGATGGATTTGTTCGTGATTCTGGTTCTGAATATTTCTTACCATATCTTGTTCAATTAACTGCTGGTCCAAATGGAAGACAAACTGTAAGAAATAACATTGCAATTATTGGCATGGATCCATACGGATTTGATGTTGCAATTAAAAAGCAAAAAATAGAAAATAGATACGAAGCAAGAGAATATTCTTGGTGGAATAAATATTCACCTATTAATTTTGGTTCAGATTTGAGTGATGCTGGTATGGATCTTTGGCCAGAACAAGGGTTTAATGTAGAAACTCCTTACTATACAACAGATATAGAAACAAGTATACCACAAATCAAAGATGGATATTCTTTTGAGTATTATTATTGGGAACGTGGTGGACCAAATTCAAAGAATCCGGGATTTGAATCAAAGGGTATAGACTCTCAATATAAACAAACTGCTCTAGGTAGTGGTTATTTGATGTCGTCCCATAAAAAAATAAAACCACATAGATCTTGGTGGTCTTTCTATATTCCAACAAATCTATTTGTTAAAAATAAATTATTTAATCCAAGTCTTGGATATGCAAGTGGTGCATTAAATCAATTTTCTTTTAATAATTTTTATGGTTATAATTCTGATGCTTGGTTTGGTCTAGGATCATATAGAGGTCCTCTTTTAGATTATTCTGTTTCGAATAATACTAATAATTATGGTTATTGGTATAATACTAATACAAACGACCAATCATCTACTAATAACAATCGTTTTGATTCTCGTTGGATTGAACTTAATTATGGTGAAGACACTATACAACTATTGAATAATTATGATCTTAATGGTAAATTCATTAAGAATAGAGCAATAGATGGACAATCTGAAAATATATTACCACACACAGATACTTCCATAGAAGACATATATCCTGAAATTAAGAAGTATTTTGGGAATGATATTTTACATTGGTTGTCTGCTGATTATGCTCTCTATAGACCCGGATTGGTTACAGAAGATCTATGGAAATATGACTTGAGCGGTGAAACTGATTACGGAATAATCACACCACCCATAAATGAACCAAACTATGATCTATTTGATCAAAATTTTGCTGCACAATTTATGGTATATGCAAAGACAAATAATCTTTGTAATAAGTTTACCTGTGCAAATCCATTAGGCATCACAGATTCTTCTGGTTGCTCAGAAGATAATCCGTATTGCAATTGCCCGGCACAAGATCATATGCCAATAGAGCCAGAACCAACCTATCTAGAACTCTATAGTCTATACAACGAAATAAGAGAATGTGATTTAATTGAAGAGACTTTAGGCAAAGATTATTTAGGTTGTATTTGGTCAGATCCAAACAATCCATGTAGTTGCAATTGTCCAGAAATAGGCAAAAAATTTGCCGAGTATTTAAAATATACAAGAACTTATGCCACTTTCTGGGGAACACCAAACCATGTTCCATTACATAGAATGGCTCTTATGAATCAATTGTCTAGTCAACAGATGTCAATAACTGTTGCAGCAACGGATACAGTCAAGATCGGTGATATAGTTCGTATATATCATGAAAACCCACAAACTCCAACATTATACTTAAATAAAGAAAAGGTACTAAGTGGAAAATGGATGGTAATTGGTATGAATTATAAGTTCTTGAAAGAAACAGTACAGTATTTGGAATTGGTTTTGACTAGAGATACCTTACCCGTTTCCCCGGACATCGGAATAAGTCCAATAACGGCATATATGATATAAATATAATAAATGAAAATAGTAAAAAATAATTTTTCAGATCTTCCAATGTTTTTAAGTAAAAATTTCTTTACTAATGATATAAATTTGAAAAAAGATGCAATGGCCATTAAAGAATCTATTAAAAATATCATATTAACTAGATCTGGTGAAAGACCATTTGATTTGAATTTTACTGGATATATCTACGATCTATTGTTTGAAAATATTATTGATTCACAATTGGCACAATATAAAGTACATATAGCAAACATAGTTGGTCTATATGAATATAGAGTTAACGTCACTGATGTGATAATAGAAAGTACAAATTTCAACGTGGATATAGAAATAATATACGAAATTAAAAGTTTTGAGAAAATAGATAGCATAAAATTAAGTATTGAGAGGACTCGTTAATGACATATCCAAACACACCACCACAATTAGGAGCATTAGATTTTGATAGCATAAAATCTAATCTTACTTCTTTTTTAAAACAACAACCAGTAATTAAAGATTATGCATTTGAGGGTTCTGCGATGCAGACCTTAATAAATCTCTTAGCATATAATACATTCTATTATGCATATTACATGAACATGGTTTCTAGTGAAATGTTTTTAGATTCTGCACAGAGAGTAGATTCTATAATTTCATTAGTTAAACCCCTCGGTTATACCGTACCTGGTCCAACCACATCAAAGTCTAAATTGATACTAACGGGAGTAACACCTACCGTCATAGGTAAACACCAGACATTTAGTGCAATAACTTCAGATGGCGTCAACTATACTTTTTATACATTAGAAGATTATAATGTCAATGTGGACGGCGCAGCAGAAATAGAAATATATGAAGGAAAAGAATTAGTTTATCTAGACAATCAGGGTGAGGGTTTCGATGTTCAAACTATAGTTGATCTTACTCAACAAAAATATTATATACTAAACAAAAATGTAGATTTGTCTACTCTGAAGGTTGAGATTAAAAAAGACGGAGAATCTTCTTTCTATGAATGGAAACTTTCTTCGAATATAGGCTCACCTTACGATGTAGATCAAAAAATATATTTTGTTGAAAGACTTAGTGATGGTTTTGCAATACAATTTGGTAAAAATAATCAATTAGGATTAGCATTAGAACAACGTGATATGATAAAAATAAGATATTTGACATCAAGTGGTTCTAAAGCAAATGGTATTTTTATATTTAATGTAACTAATCCCAATTTTACTTATGGTAATTTGGTTGTCAATTTGGTCAATTCTTCAGAAGGTGGTCTAGATGAACCGTCTTTAGATTTAATTAAATTCTTAGCACCAAAATTATTTTCTGCACAGGGTCGAGCAGTAACTAAAAATGACATAAAGGCTCTTTTAATTGAAGCACAAAAGGTAAATAGCACAAATGAATTTTCTGTATTTGGTGGTGAAGAATTATATCCTCCTAGATACGGAAGAGTATTTGTTTCTCTAAGACCCGGTACTTCACAAACTATAATTCAAGATATTTTAAATTTCTTGAAAGAGAGATGTGTTATAACCATTTTACCAGAATATGTTGAACCAAAACAATTCAATTTATTCATGAAATATTCTTTTAATTATGATAATAGATTTGCAAGTCAAAATGACAGAGAAAGAAAATTAGAAGAAGTTAAAACGTATGTAAGTAATAATTTTCTTGAAAACAATATTTTTAACTTAAATTTAAATTTTACTGATATAAAAACACAAACAGATAGCAATTTATCTTCTGTTAGTTTAAATTCAGATTCGGTTGAATTATATTTTAGAGAAACAAAAAGTCCATCGAATGGTCAATACTCTTATTCGTTCGGAAATGAAATTAAAGCAAACTTAATAGATGATTATGATATTACTTCTACTTTTGTATTCAAGAATGGACTTTCTGGAACATTAAGAATTAAAGTAAACCAAACTTCATCCAGAACTTCTTTTGTTCCACTACGAGCATTCACTACAACAGGAAACGAAATTGAGGGTGATTTTGGAAGAGTAAATATTTCTAAAGGCACAATTGAGATTTACGATATTGCACAGACTTCATATATTTTGACACTTCCTTTCAAAAATAAGAATTTCAATTCTACATTAAACAATATAGTAAATATCTATCAAGAAGGAATATCGATAACATGATTGTAATCAATCCAAATCCTAAAAATATAAATCACGCGATACAAACGCTGTCAACAGCAATTGCTTCCGAATTATATGATTTGGATATTTTTTACAATACTAGAGGTGAAATTGAATCAGTAGGAACAACCACAAACAAACCTAAAACCCCTGTCGATACTATTCAAAATCCAAATTTTAACTACTCTCTAAATTCTCAATTCTGTGGAACTAATTTTGATATCAGTCGGTATGTTCCCTTGTGGGTTGTTTACGAAAAACAAGAAAGAATAAACAACGGAGAAACCACACCAATAAGTATTTTTGATTTTTTACAGAAATACTACAACTGGCTGTATTGTGATCTTGACGGCGGTGCTCAATATGATTTATCCCAGGCACTTATAGATCTAATTGATATAGAAAAAACCAAGAGAGAATACTATAAAAGATTTTTGTTTTCCTTTGTACCGGGGGTAGAGGAAACCGTTCTTGATAATGTAACAGATGCATCATTTGAAAGATTCATCAAAGATATACGAAAGAATCTTTATTTAAGAAAGACAAATGTAGATTCCATCATCTATTTCTTTAAAACTCTATTTGAGGTAGATGAGAATAATATTAAAATATATTTTCCAAAAGAAAATATTTTAAGATTAAACGGTGGTAAGTTTTATAATGATATTTTTTCCTTTGGTGGAGATACCGGAAACTATTCATCTATCAATAATTTAGGTGGTAGCTCTTTAAATTTAGCAAGATTACAGGATAGCGATTGGATACAAGATTTCTCGTATCTACTCAAGACGGGATTAGACCAAGATGTATATGTGGATATGTACAAAGAAGTCCTACATCCTGCAGGATTGAGGGTGGTTTTTGAGAAAGAAATTTCTGATTATGCAGGACCGGGTGAGGGCGAAGATACCAATCTGATTTGTGAGTTTCCTGTTCTCAAAAACTATACACCATATAGATTAGGCACAACTTATAGTACAGTAGTCGGAACTATGACAGGAATTACCCTGTATGGTCTTACTTGTTGTGATGGGTTTAGTTCTGGGTTTACTTTGGGGTTCACCGGACCAACATATAGATTCCCAAATTGGAATAGTTCGCAGGATATATATCGTTTTGATGATATAAATATATTTGACTTTTTTACAATGTGTTTTATTGGTGGATTTACTAGTCCAAACGAGGGAGTAACTTGTACCCCTATTAGTTGCGGCTCCTAATACGAGATTAAAATGGCAGAAAAAAAATCAAATTCAGTTAAAACATATTTAAATAGAATAGCAACCAAGGAACAACTTTACTTGTTGCTAGGATCTACACAATCTACCATTCAAGCAAATGATACAAATGATGCTGCACTTACTATGTGGAAGGACTCTGAAATTGCATATAAAATTTCCAGAGGAGATACAGTTGCAGTTATTCCGAATTACACATGGGCAAAAAGTAATGTTTACGTTCCTTGGTCATCAATAACTACCAATTCTTCCAAATATTATGTTTATAATAAAACACAAGGGATTGTTTATCTTTGTATATCAAACAATCAATTGAATAGAAAAGATTTAGAAACAAAAAATGCTTCAACTTCAATACCTAACCATGAATATGGTGTATCTCGATATGAAGATGGATATGAATGGCTGGCTTTATTTAAGATAACTCCATCCTTATTGCGTTTTGTGTCTACAAATTGGATTCCCGTTGTTTCCTTAGATGATTTCTCAGAAGATGAATCTCTGAGTCAATATGGTGAACTTTCTAATTTTTGTGACCAAGTACCAACAAATACTGGAAATTGCGGTGTATATTTCAAAGAAAACTATAGAGTTCCAGCTAGTTCTGTTTCTGATACAGTTTATGCACAGGGAGATTTATATGCCACATTAGCAAACATGACATGTTCCCAGTGCTATATGCTCTTCCAAGATCCCGAAAGTGTATATGTTTCTGAATTCTTTGGTTCTTATACTCCCGATAGTACAATATCAATTACAACAACACAATCAAAAGTTAAAGATTTGATTGATAGAAGCATACTTTCGACTGCATCTCCTTATTATTGGTTGTATTATTTTGCAGAAAATGGTGTTGAAGATGGTGCAGTAATTTCTTGCTTAATAGATTTAAGCAGTTATAGTGAAAGCGAGTTATATACTACTTCTGCAAATCCATCGTTGACTATAACAAGTAGTACAGGAACAGATGCAACTATTAATTTAAAAACCTATGTCAATTCTCTAGGTGAATATGTAATCGAAGGAATCGAACTAACAAATAGAGGATCTGGTTATAAAGATTTTCACTTAGAAGTACCTTCTGGTGTTTTGAAAAATATAAGTTCGTCTACTCTAGTATCGTCAATAGAATTAAATTTAGATGAAGTAGATGGTCTAGGAATTGATCCAGTAAAGACACTAGATGCAAGACATGTATCAACTAGTGCAAGAATTTCACTGACTGAACTGGCAAATAGTGACATATCTATACCAAGTAGTATAAATTTCTATGGAATAGTAAGAAATCCATTAGAAAGAATTTCAAATACAACAACTGCCGCAGGAACTTCTGTCGGTAAATATAAATCATCAATTTCACCAACTGTTGTGAAAGTTACCGTCAGTGGTTTGGTTATAGAACCAACAGTAGATGAAATTGTGTCTTTTTCTTCACTTTTAGATAATAAAATTTCGATAGGAGATGTTGTTGTTACGGGTAAAGAAACTGCATTTGTTGGTACAACACTAAAATTAAAAGCAATAGATGATCGTGGAATTGCCAATGTAGATGTAATGACATATGATGGTGACGATTACCCTATTACTGGGTATGAATTACCCGATTTAGTATTTTATAGTGGTTCTACCGAAACCGTAAAAAAAATAGATCCAATATCCGTTGGAACCGATACAGAAAATACTAAATATTTTAGTATAACATCAATCAAAGCACTATAAGGATTATTAATGCCATTTCCATTTTCCAATTTACCTTTAAAAGTTAGTCCGTATTATAGCAGAGTTTCAGATTTAACTGCAAATACCGCAACTCCATATAATTATCCTTTAATTGCATTTACTCCCGGATATGCTCTTCAAGCATCTGAATTAAATGAAATACAAGAAACTTTTTATGTTCAACAATCATTATCTCAGGGTATGTTTGCTTATTGGCCACTTACCGGGGATGTAGGTAGAGTGGGTGCAACTTTAAAATATCCAATGTGGAATGGTGCTGTACCATATAATCCAAATCTTGTAACATTTGCAAATGGTATAGTTACTGTTGCAAAAGGTTGGTACTTGGTTACTGTAGGAAATTCTTTAAAATATTGGTTATATAATCAAAACGATTTAACAACAACTGCAACT